AACCAAAGCTGGCATTAAATCCATCCAGCTTACTATCATCAGCAGCCAATACTTTCAACTTGGAATTAGTAAGGTTAAACAGAATATCAGCTCTATAGGCTGTAAGATACTTGCCTTTAGAATCCAATCCCTTACTAAACTTGCTACACATATCAAAGGCTATCTTAGCCTGCTCTTTACTATTAGCAGCCAGTAATACTTCTGCACCATCTTCACCATCAGCTATTAAATAATACAAGCATAAAGCAGCAGCTAAAGCTGTCTTACCCTGCTTTCTACTTACTTCTATATAGCTGCTAGTATATCTTCTGGTAGTAGTTCCCTTCCAGTAGAATCCAACTATATTAGCTATTATAAACTGCTGCCATCCTTCTAAAGTGAATGGTTTACCAGAATGTCTACCTGTATAATGCTTCAATGTGCTAATGAACAGAATGGCTCTATCTACCTTGTCCTCTTTAAATTCCAAATCATCCCTTTTAAGGTCATTCTGGAATCTCTTACAAGCCAGCTTAATAGTTTCACCAGCTATTATTTCACCATTAAGAACCCTACTACAATATTCATAGTAAAGTTTGGTATTCATTGTTTATATATAAATAGTTTCTCTGTAACAGTCCTAGAGGTAGTACCCAAAATAGAAGAAATATCCTTCTGCCACACACGTACAAAATCATCTGGCGCATTGTATTCAGACACAAATACTTTATGCCCTTCTTTTACCTTATCCCTGCACCATTGCCAGAACTTATCAGTATCAAAAGCACCTGTCTTATAAGAAGTGGTATCATTATAAGGTGGGTCACAATAAATAATACTATTTACTGGAATATCTAAAGCATCATAAGAACAACATTCTAATTTCACATCATTAAGTTTAGCGGACTGTTTTAGTACATTATTAATTTGTTGCTTCTGATAATGTTGATATTTACCTGTGGATTTTAAGATGTTATTATCTACATACCCATCAAAGAACTTACCTCTAAAACTACATACAAATCCAATAAAGCCCACATACCAATCTGGATAATTATCCTTATTAGCTTTTACTTCTTTATATTCATCTTTAGTAATGTATTCTGGTAATTCCTGCCCATTCTGAATAGCTTTAAATAATGCTATCAAATACTTATTGTTATCTGAACCCAATTTATAAGGATGGTCTATCTTATCTATCATATTACAGCCACCTACAAACGGTTCTACATACCATTGATTAGACTGCAAATCCTGTGTTATAATAGGAATTAGTTCTTTAGCTATCCTATTCTTACTGCCCATATAAACCATTACCTAGTTTCCTTTCCTTCCTTTATAAACTGCTCAAATGGGTTATACCCGTCCTGTTCTATTTTAGGCAATTTAGTTCTAGCCTTAGCTGTTAGTCCGAACTCCAGCATAACTTTCATAGCTTGCGTTTGAGCATCTTTAGCAATCTTAATAGCTGGGTGCGGTGCAATGTTACCCCTATCACTGGTAACAGTCAAACCTTCATCTTCTAACTGTTTGGATGCCTTAATGAACATACTGTAGTTTCTAGCCAGCATTGTTAAAGCTGCACTATCCACATTCTCTAACATACCAGTACTATCCAGCTGTTCCAGTACATTCTGCATATATACCTTAGCATCCTTTTCAATGTCCTTTGGAATAGTGTAATTTATCATATTATAGTCTATTTAATTTTTATAATTTATAAAGCTATGCAATGGCTCTAATTGACTTATAATCACTATAATATAATTATTAAAGAATGTGAATTATTTATTTGGAAGTCTGTTAAGATGTTAGTAAATTTGTAATACAATTAAAGGCTAAACTATGGAAAGAAGAAGTAATTACCCAATAGAAATCAAAGCTAAAATAGACCTAAATACTGACCTGCTACTAACGGAGTTACAGCAATTACTAGGCAAAGACAGGTCTAAACTACTAAGATTGATAATAGCAGATTTCTTTAATAGAAATATTGATATTATAGATGAACATACTAACCACAAATCAGATAAAGCACCACTGATAGAAGCCATACTAAAAGACTTCTTCAATTATAACAGGGAAACCATTAACCAGTACATTAAATTCAAGAATGATAAGACCACCTAAATCAGTCCTTCTACAGTATATATATGATTACGGACTAGACAAAGCAGCAGCATTATTTCACATTGATATAGAAACAGCAGATAAGATAATTAACTGGAAGCCACAATATGACCAGTACAGCTACAATACAGTAATAGATAAGCCACTTCATAGAAATGCTTCTAAAATAGCTGATATAATAGCCAAACATTATCCCGAATTAGTAAAGCAATACACTACATACTATAAAGATACTATCTATATATCCCAGACTGTAGAAGATTTCCTACAGAAAGCAGTAATAAGATGTATGGAAGTAGGGCTGGAAGATGTAACAGAAGAATCTGTATTAGCATTACTAAGAGTGCAATTCAATACTATAAGATGCTATGCTAAGAAGTCCAGCTATACAATGAATAGTAAATTAGCACCATTGGAAGTACAGAATGAAGAAGGTGAATACATAATACCATCAGAACTATATGCCATACCTAAAGAAACCGAATAAGCAGCCTTCCAGAACATTTAACAGGGAAGAAAGACAGAAGATATACCAATCTACCAAATGGAAGGAATTAAGACTAGCTAAGCTAATGCAGCAGCCATTATGTGAACTCTGTTTAGCCAAAGGCATTATTAATGCAGCAGAAGATATTCACCACATAGATTCCTTTATGAATTATACTGGCACTAAAAGACTAGCCAAAGCATTTGACTTTAATAACCTTATGTCTATCTGTAAAGAGTGCCACGCAAAAGAACATCACTATGAACATTAAATTAAGCATACCAGTATTACAAACATTAACCAATAATGAAGCATTTACTTACTTCTGCACATTAGTAGCCATTAGTAAGAATCCAGATAGTACTATTAAAGATATAGTAAGAATAACTGGTGTTAGTGAAACTACCATCTTTAACCATCTAAAGAAGTTTGAAGAAGTAGCCAACCTAACAATAGATAGAACTAGATGCAGTAATAAGTATAGCTATACAGAACCTACCAAGTTCTTTGTAACCATAGATAGCAGCCTGTTAGATACAGATGTAGATAGATTAGTAATCGGCTTCTTAATCCGATTCAAATGCTGGTCTAGAATAGCATCCAATATTGTAGACCTATCTCTGAATAGAATAGTTCACGAAATAGGGGTACAACATAATACAGTATATTCAGCTTTAGAAGCTGGTCTAGTGGAAAGAAGTGACAAGAAACTTTACTTTAAGTTCATTCATCCATCACTTTGCGTACTGTAATACAAGAATATAGCTGTTATAGCACCCTCAATATAAATTTTAAAATTTGTTACAATTAATTTGCATATATCAAAATCTTTCACTATCTTTGTATTACAATAAATGAAGGAAACTATCATACTGAAACATAGATTTTAATTCGATTATCTAAGTGGACTGGCTAGCTGATTAGCCAGTTCTTCCACTTAATTCACTTCTAAGAATCACAAAGTTATTACCATAAGTACCTTTTGAGCATATTTTAGGTACTGATTGTTAATCATTCATCATAATTTTTGAGTTTGGGTTAGTTAAGCGTAGAATAGTAAGCGTAGTGATACGCTTATTATTTTATTCTTAGATGACCAAAATTTGAGCACGAAACCTTAAACTTCTATAGAAAGAAACTCAAAAAATGGTCACACCCATAATTCAAACTCCAGATGCTTCTAAACTCCAGATTTTAAACCGACTAACTAAACAAACAATTTACAATTATGACAAACATTATTATTACTAAAGAGTACAAGTATTTAGGTGAATATCCATTATTCAAAGAGAATGGTTTACTAGTAGGATATTTAATAGATAAAGGTAAAGTAGGCTGTGGCGGAACATCTATAGCTTTAGAAGATGGTAAAGATACTATTATATGTGTTCCCTTTGTATCACTAATTAAGAATAAGATGCAGAAATATAATACAGATGGTAAGGTTAATGTACTAGGTGTTTATGAAGGTGTTACCACATACGAAATTAGAGAGTATTTGAATACTAAGAAAGGTGCTAAAAAGATTATGTGTACTTATGATAGTTTAGCTAAAGTTGCTGGCATTACTGGTTATAACTACTTCTTACTAATAGATGAACTACACCTGTTGTTTATCCAGTATGTCTTTAGAAACAAGGCTGTAAGGACTGTATTAGACGAATACAAGAAATTCAAAGAATGGTCATTCTTAACAGCTACCCCTATTGAATATGATTTAATGCTGGAGGAACTAAAGGATATTCCGACCTTTAAAATAGACTGGGAAGATAAGACCGAAGTAAAGGTAAATGCAGTACAATGTAAGTATGTAGGTGCTACAGTAAAGAAAGTTATCAATGACTTCTTAGAAGGTAAAGTATTCGGTAATGCTCACTTCTTTGTAAACTCGGTGGAATTTATTGCTACTATGATTAAGAACTGTAACCTTACTAATGAGAATACCAGAATCATCTTTAGCAAGAATAATGAAAGCTATAAGCATACTTGTCAAGGTGTTACTAATGGTGAAACTACTGACCCTGTAAAGAAAATAAACTTTTATACTTCCACCTGCTTTGAAGGCTGTGACTTATTTGATACAGAAGGTAAAATTTATATCATCTCTGAAAGCACTAAGGCACAAACCTTAATGGATATTAGTACACAGGTAAGACAGATAGCAGGTAGAATTAGAAATACCCAGTATGCAGATACTATTACACATCTTTATAAAGCTACCAGATACAATACAGACCTTACTTATGAAGAATATAAGCAGGTAGTTCTGGAAGAAGAACAGAAAGCCACATCATATATTACTAAGGTTAATAATGATAAAGAAATTAAGGAAGGAACTAAAGAAAGTATCTATCATTACATTTGGAAGGATGAAGAAACTGGTGAATTTGTATTTGACCCTAATAGGATGAAACTGGATATTTATAACTTCAAGATACTTAACCATACATACAGTTTACAAGTTAATTTAAGCACTGAATATAATAAGGCTGGTATGGCTATAGGATGCAGTACAGATAAGACTTCTGATAAGCTATTAAAGAATGATTCAGCCAGAACTACCTTTAAGGATGCTATAGAAGAATATGATTCTATAATGCAAAGAAAGGAAGGTATGGTATTCAGTCTTACAGATAATGATAGATTAGCCTTATTAAAGAAGAAATATAGCTATATCAAAGATGCTTATGAACTACTAGGTATGGAACAGATTAGGGAACTTAACTATAAAACATCTAACATTCAAAGACTTCTTATTAGTATCTCCGAAAAGATGGATAATAAAGCTAAAGTAGCTAAGTTACTGCTTACTATTCCTGCATTTAGAATCGGTGAATTTATTCCTTCTGCTGATATTAAAGATTGCTTAAATAGCATCTATGGCACATTAGGAATTAAAGGAAAGGCTAGTATTAAAGACTTTGAAGAATATGCTACTATTAAGGAAGCTAGAAAGAAGATAGATGGCAAGTATTTAAGAGGTTATATTATTCAGTACATTAAAATTAGGTAAGATTAGAGCCAATAATCAGACCTAAGACAGTGTTTAGATGAATTATTAAAATTATTGTAATTTAGTTTTGATATGTAAAATATTATTACTACATTTGCAATATGATAAAGAGTTAAATGGGAATGGCTTTATCATTCTGGTTAGTGAGTGATTTAGTTCTATTTTACTACTAATCAAAGTAATAATACTACAGATACTTCTAATACAAAGATTCTTCTTATAGATTATCCTACTACAAAGATTCTATCAATTTATTTACACACCAAATTCTGTATTTAGATTTACTATCTTATAGATTATCCGAACATAAAGATTATTGAGATTCGTTATTCATTCAGTAAGGTAGTCTGTGAAGATAGCCTTACTTTACTTTGATTATTAACTACTTAAACTATATATACTATGTTTACAACCTATGTATTACTAACATTCTTAACAGTTCTAATGTATTTCCTTATTAGGACTGTAGTAAATGAGATTAAACAACATATCACAGAAGAAACAGATAGGGTTATTAAGGCTATTAAAGATAAGAACTATGTGGGTAGATGAAGAAGCAGTTATATCAGAATCAGATGAAGCATTAAATATACTAAGTGAATGAAACGTATGTCAGAACAAACTATTAACGCAATTATTAACTACTTAGTCCAGCAACCTTATAAAGATGTGGCTGGACTGTTACAGATGGTACAGCAGGATTTACAAACTAAAGAAGAACCTGCTAAGGAAGAATAACCCATTAGCCTGTAAATGATATATGGTTAATGTGAATGGCTAATGATTTATGTATAATGGAATACAGGCTAGTACAAACTACTAGCTTAAATGGATAAATTTGATGAATTAGAACTAAATGGAAGGAAACTACTAGAATCATTTTTAATACAAGTGGGTGCTACTAATCTGCATCCTACAGAAGATAAGTTTGCACCAGTGGACTACTATTTTACTTATAAGGATAAGAAGGTAGTAGCCGAAATAAAGGTAAGAGATATTAAGTATGAAGGCTATGATACTCACTTAATGGAAGTATCTAAATATAAGTCCTTAGTGAAGGATAAGAAAGATAGCCAGTCAGATACAGCATACTACATTAACTTCTTTACAGATGGAACTAAAGTTAATGCCTATTGGTATAGTACTAATACTGTTAGGAACTTTGGTACTATAGATTATAAATACTGTCCGACTACTACAGCAGCTGATAACGGTAGCTACTATAAGAAGGTTATTATGATTCCTTCTAATAAGGCTCAAAGATTTCCCTTAGTAAATGGTATATGGATAAACAAGAATTAAAATGGAATTATTATCTTTATACCGTAAATTTAAAATGTAATAATATGAAACCAGAAGATGCTAATACTAAAAATTGTAAAGTTGTTAAAGTTCTATTTAATAATGATGATTTCTCTATAGCTTATTTGTATTTGGTAAATGAAGATAGAAATGTATTAGGGGTTAGGTGGAACTATAATTATGGTACAGATAATGAGTTAGGCTCTCCCAATCAAGGGAATAACCCCAAATGGCTGTACTATCACGAGGATTTATATATACCTACGTTAAATTCTATTGGTGGTCTATCTAACACTAATGAACAAGCTAGAATAGAGGTGTTCCAAGCTATTCTTGATAAACAAATAATAAGACCTGATACGGTTTAGATTACATTCTTTTATATCCCCAGCTTACTTTAATCGGTAGGCTGGGGTTTGTTGTCTATTTCCTCTTAATATAGACTGTATTATGTTTTACCAAAGTGATTCATAATACTCACTAAGACTATTATAGTTAGTATGAAATACCTCTATTAGCTCTGCTATTTTATCCTCAATCTTTTGCACTATACTAACATTCTGAAGAGTAGTGTTAGCTACACTATCTATACTTTCTATCAGAATGGTATGGTAGTTCTCATTCTCAGAGATAAAATCCCAAAGCTCTTTACCTACTAAAGTCTTATCTTCCCAATTAGGAACGTAAGTTTTAAGTAAGCCAGCAGTTACAGTATTATCATCCTTCTTTCCATAGGTGATACCTATGTATCCTTTATTTCCAGCTTCTTCTACTAACTTTATTTCATCGGCATAGTGTTTAACTTGCCCTGCATCCATATCATTAAATCCACTCTTAATTTCTAAGAATGATTTAACCTCCCCTAATCGGTCTATAACTAAATCAAACTTAGTCTTATCACCTTCTTCATAAGTCTTACCATCAAAGATATATTCATTAGAATAAAGAAGAAGATTCTGCACTAAAAAACCCATAGAAGTAACTATACTTCTACCAATAGCTTGATAGGCATTATAGCGTACAAACTCTTCAGGAGTTTTAAGATTAAGAGCAGCGCAAAGAATAGGATTAGCATTGAAAGTATCTATTGAAATTGTAGACAACATTGTAATTTGTTTATTCACAAATTCCTTAGTAAGAATTTTTATAAAATTCTGTACTATAGTCTTATCTAAATCAATTTCTTCTTGAAATGCTCTAATAGCACTTTCTTCTTTTGGGGTTAAAGTTTTAAAACTACTCTCTCCTTCTACTGTTTTTATAGCATTGAGAGATGCTATAGTAGCTTCTTTGAATCCTTTAAGTGTAGAGAATTGAGTTGCTATTACATTTAACTTGTACTTAAAGGTACTACTAGCAGTACCTTCAAAGGATATAACACATCCTTTCACTATTAAATTAGATAGAGTTGCAGCCATTTATTCAAAATTTAATACTAAGTTCTTCATATTCATATTAAATAGGGTAATATCTTTATCTGTTGTGTTCTTATATCTAGAGTAAGGTATAACATTGTCTTTATCCTCATCTCCTTTAAGCTCTCCATTATCAAATCGAATAATCTGCATACCAGCCATATAGCCTAAACCTACTGGTACTGCATTACCTATTTGCTTGTATATATCAGAGATTTTACCACTAAATCGCCAACTATCTGGAAATTGTTGTACCCTAGCATATTCTTTTACAGATAATGGTCTTAACTCTGTAGGATGGCATATTAAAGTAGCTGGCATTATAGGACTAGTTACTAAGGTAGGAGAAGGCTTACTGTTAGATAATCTTCTAAGAAATCCTGTTTTACCTCCACCTAATTCATAGGCTTTACCCATAGCTTCTTTAGCCATTTCTGGTTCTAAGCTAGTCCAGTTCTCGCCTTCTTTTACTAAAGGCATATATTGGAGCATTCTTTTACTAAGTGGAGTATATTCAGATTCATCTGGCTTAGGGAGGTCTTTAATAACATCGCCTAAAGTAACCCATTTCTTAGTTCCATTTACCCCTTGCTCACTATGAGAAGGCTGTGGAAGAGGTATTCTCTTATTACCCTTAACTCCAAAAATAATAACTCGCTCCCTTATTTGAGGTACACCATAATTGGCAGCATTGAATAATGCAAAGCTAATAGTATATCCGAACTTCCTAAATTCATTAGCTAAAAATCGAATTACACTACCTTTCATATCCTTTATTCCTTCATACTCATTGTAGGAATCTGGTACAGCATTTAATTTTGCAGATAATATGCCTCTTACATTCTCTAATATGAAATATTTAGGTTGTATTTCTGATACAACTCTTAAATATTGAATAATTACGTTTCCTCTAAAATCATCCAATCCTCTTCTAGCTCCAGCAGTACTAAAAGCTTGGCACGGAGGACCACCTACAACTAAATCAACATCTCCAAGCTTTAAGCCAGATACTTCAAGCAGTTCAGCTGTTGGTATAGTCGTTATATCCCTATCTATTACAGGAATATCAGTATTATTGCGTATAGTAGCTACAGCTTGTTTATTCAGCTCCACGCATAACTTTATTTCTATCCCAGCTTTCTCTATTCCTAAATCTAGCCCCATTGCTCCAGAGAATAAAGAAATAGCCTTCAGTCTTTTATTTATCATCTTCAATCTAATTTAGTGCGAAGTTACTAAAAAAGGAGCAAAAACCATTAATTACGACGGTTATTTGCTCCTTACAGCGTGAATAAGATTCCTCAGCTGTCACTAGATATATTGGTATTCTATAACCCAATTATTAGCTATAGCTATATCTACAAACTCATTCACTGTTACTACTTCATCTATATTATCTGTTTCCATTACCATATTAGCATTACTGATTACAAAGTATTCACCTTCATCATAAGCAGGGAACTTTCTAATACCATTCTGGAAGGTAGCATATTCACCGTGAACATAGTAGGCTGTCTTTACTTGGAACTTACTATTAGCATTATAGAACACATTATAAACACCGCCAATAGTATAGACTTCCAGTAGTACAGCACCATTCTTAACGGTAATCATCTTATTACAAGTTTTAACACCGCTTTCCCTTTCCTTCTTCTTAAAGGTAGTAATTCTATAAGGCACTATCTTAGTAATAAGCTGCTTCACTAGATTACGCTTTTCAGTGAAGTTACCTTCTATCTGTTCTAAATAGTCTTTAGGTAAGGTAGGCTGGCTATAGAAGGTCTTTAAATCTCTTAGCTTCTCTAATTCACCTTTAGCCTGCTCTATTGACTTCTCAAAGTTCTTCATTTCCTGCCTAACACCCTTAGCGGTTCTATTAAATTCTTCCATAGCCATAGTTCTCATATCTTCATCATCCCCAGCCATTTCAGCAGCATTAATAGAGAATTGGTAGGCTGTAGATAGTCTTTTCTTTAATTTATCTATCTCCTTAGTAAAGTTCTGAATACTATAGTTCTGGTATTCTATCTTCTCCTCACATTCTCTAATCTGCTCTTCTCGCTTCTCATCATTCATATTAGCATAGCCTATCAGTTCCTTCTTTACCAATTCCCATATTATAGGCTCCAGCTTTTCATTAGCTATAGATGTTCTATTAGTACAGTCTGTAATATTGTTAATACCACTCATACAAAGCCAACTAACAGCAGGTTTACCATTTACTAATCTATAAGTCTGCCCAAATTCACCAGCCTTCCTTCTAGGTGTTAATGTATATCCACAATCTGGGCACTTAATCAGCTTAGATAACAGATATACTTGCTGGTTTGGGTATGGTTCATCCTTTACCCTATTCTTCTTTCTCTTATTAGTAGCTGCTTCATATAGTTCCTTATCTATAATAATAGGTGTACTAACATCAAATACTTCTACTTCGTCAGTATCTGGGTCTTTAAGATTCACCTTCTTAATACCAGTAGCATAGCTTTCATAAGTAAGAATATGTTCGATAGTACCTAAAGAGAATTTCCTATTTAGCTTCTCACCATACTTATCAGTAATAGCCAAAGCAGTGGACTTTAAAGTAGCACCTTCCTTTAGATATTCATTATATACTGCCTGTACTACTTCTGCTTCTTCTTCATTAACTACTATCTGGTTCTTCTTACTCTTATCAGTGCCTTCATATCTCTTATAGCCAAAGTAAGGCTGCCCGATAGATATTCTGTTATTATCCAATTCGTTTCTTCTAGCAGATGCTATTTGAGTTTTCATACTCTTTAGATACTTCCAAGCTGCATCGAAGGCTGCACCGATAACTAATTCTGCATCCCTTACCTTCTTACCTGTTTCTGGGTTAATAGTCCAAAGGTCTATATCTTTAAAGTAAACAGGTATATTCATATTAATAAGTAGACGCACATAGATACGACCAGAAGCAGGGTCACGGCTCATTCTACTTACTTCTGATACTAGTACTACATCAAACCTCTGCTCTTTAGCTGCTCTTAGCAATCTATCAATAGAATCCCTATTCTTCTTAGTAACATCATCCTTACCAGTAATCTTTTCACCATATACTAAATTCTCTAGGTCATATTCATAACCCATAGATTTAGCCAGCCTAGTTAAATCTCTGGTCTGTCTGTTTAAATCTTGGTTCTTAGTAGAACATCTGATTAGAAATGCTGCTTTCATATTTGTTTGGTATTTAATTCGTTATCTTCGTTTCGGAAGCGAAATTACCAAAAGTTACATAACTGTGCAAGTGATTTCTTTATGTTGAACTGCCAGAGTACAGCCGCAACGTATTGGAGGTTCTTCGCCAACCGCTGGAAGATAGGAAGATTACCGTGTCACGCATCCGATGCAATGTAGAGTATCCGGCAAGTTTTATGCTGGTAGCCTCTATGAATCCGTGTCCATGCGGGTATTACACGCATCCCACCAAGGCTTGTGTATGCAGTCCTGGACAAGTACAAAAGTACCTGAACCGCATATCCGGACCTTTGCTCGACCGTATCGACCTGCAAATTGAAGTCACCCCACTCCCCTTTGAAGAGATGGCAGATTCCCGCCCCGGCGAATCGAGCGCCACCATACGCGAGCGTGTGATACGTGCCC